ATTACACTGGCATTCAAGTCAATGCTGGTGATGTGGTGACTGTGACAAATAGTTATTATGGCTGGTCAAATCAGCAATTCAGAGTGATGCAAGTCAAGGAAGTGTCGCTGCCTGATGGATCACTTGGGGCATCATTCCAAATGATGCAATATGACCCAAATGTATATGCAACATCGAGCATTACTGCATACACACCAACAAGTCACAGTGGATTGGCTGCACCAACATTCTTCAGTTCATTGACTGCACCGACAGTGACGGCTCATTTTGAAACGGCAAATATTCCATATTTCAATGTGCAAGTGTTTGTGCCAGTAACTGGCCGAGTAACAAACGGCACTTTGTACTATACAACAGTGGCCACACCATCAGGATCGGATTGGAAAGTATGGGCCAATGTACAAACGGCAAATAGTTTGCCAGTTCCGAACAATTCATACTATACGTTTGTGGATGTGGTGCTGCCAGCTGGTACTTATTATTTTGCATACACAGTTGGCAGCGGGACCAGCTTATCAACACTTAGCCCAATCAGTGCTGGATTTGTTTGGGCACCAGTTGGAATGTCAGGTGTGTCGGGGTATAGCGGAGCGTCAGGGTATAGTGGTTTTTCTGGCAGTTCAGGCACAGGAGCCACTGGCCCAAGGACTGCCACTGGTCAACTTTATTATGCAAATTCAAGTTCAACTGCACCAGCTGCACCAACGGCCAGCGGATACAATTTTTCAACTGGAACATTTTCAAGTCTTACATCAGGCTGGTCAACGACATTTACTGCACCAACTGCAACATATACCACTCAATTTTGGGCGGCCACTTATTATGTGATTGAAAGTACATATGGCGGTTCACAAACAGTGACCATCAGTACAGTTTACAACTGGACAAATTTTAATGGATTGGTTTCATTTACCAATTTGGCAACATCAACTGGTACCACATTTATCAATGGTGGAAATATTAACACTGGCACAATTACTGCCAGCACTTTAAACATTGGAAATTTAAATTCAGTAAGTCCAAATACTGGTAATTTAACTTTGACTGGGACATTTCAATCAAATACTGCTGCATTAAGTGGCACCACAATGACTGGATCGGGTGGTGTTTTATATGCCAATGGTAATTTTGCTTTTGGTAATTCCACATCAAATATTACCAATTCAGCATCAGGAGTATTTATCAATGGATTTACTCAAAACAATACTGCTGCATTTTCTGGCGGTTCTATTTTGTCAGCGGTTAATATATTGACATTTACAATTGCAACAAATAATGCTCAATATCCAGCAATATTAACAACTACAGGCACTATATTTTCCAATTTGACAGGAATTTCATCATCAGCTGCTTTTTGTTATATATATTTAAATTTTACAACTTACAATGCAACGCTTGGGGTCAACGAATTTACTTATGCACAATCAATAAATTTCCCAGCTTACACAATGTTTGGCAATCAAGCTGAAACTGCATTCCCATTGACCATCACTGCAGCTGGTGTTTTGCCAGCTGGGACATACAATTACAATGTTTATGGTACTGCAGCATTTTATGATCCATCAGGAACATTTTTAGGAAATGGATCACTTTCATTCAGCAATGTATTTACTTCATTTTTCCAACCACTCATATGAAATATTACACAATATACGATCCATCATCTTATGAAGTTGTGATGTCTGGATATTGTTCAGATGAAGATTTTCAATTTCAAACATTGCCAAATTGTCAAACTATTGAGGGTCAATCAAACCATCAATCAAACTATGTTGTGAATGGACAAATCCAAACATACACAAATGATCAAAAAGTATTAAAAGCTCAAAGGCAGCCATCTTACATGAAGTGGAGCAATGAGACTTTTAATTGGGTGGATACTAGGACAGATAATCAAAAAAGACAAAATCAAATTGACATTGTTAATAGTCAAAGAAATTTGTTATTGACTGCCTCTGATTGGATTGTGGTAAGAGCCACAGATCAAGGTGCAGCAATTCCAGCAGATTGGAAAACCTACAGACAGGCTTTGAGAGATATTTCAACTCAAACTGGTTATCCATTTAATGTGGTTTGGCCAATTCCACCAACAACAAATTGATTGTAAAAAATCAATTATTGGTTAAAATATTCAAAACAAGACAAAACATTCGGGGCCAGTGAGGACATTGGCAGCGTCACTACCTAGTAAGGGAACAAGATGGCAGTCTTTAATAAAAATTCATTGTCCCAAATATCGGGCTTTGATAATCAAATTCTTTCAGGCGAGCTGGTCTGGAATCAAAAAGCATTTTGGAATCTTTTCATTACCAATGATGCTGGTGTTTTGCCATTGACTGGGGCCACTATTGATGCCCAAATCATTCGCAGACTTTTGACCAATGTGATTGACACTCGAAATGGTTTGACATTTACCATTGGCGATTACAATCCAACACCAACACCCATTTCACTCACAATTACCAATATCAACTATACCAATGGATCGTTTACATTGGTAATGGATGATAGTGCATGGGGGTTGGCCTCAAGCGATCCAGGCTTGGACATTGCCGATCCCAATGGAATTGGTTACTCAGGCAGAATAAAAATTAGTTTCCCAGCCAATGGATCAACTCCAGCTGAAGACATAATTATCTTTTTATTCTTCATTGTGCGGTCTGATGGCATTGTGGTGGAGTAAACATGAGTACAAAAGTCACAGTGATCAATGACAACAATGTCAGCATTCAAGTCACTCCACCACCCAATCAAATTATTAATGTAAACAAATCCAGTTTTGGGGTGTCTGGATTTAGTGGGTATTCGGGCTTTAGCGGTTATAGCGGGTCAGGTATTTCAGGCTATTCAGGCTCTGGGACGTCTGGCTGGTCAGGCTATTCAGGGACGTCAGGTTTTAGCGGTTGGTCGGGCCAAGTAGGGGCGTCAGGAACGTCAGGTTGGTCGGGCCAGTCTGGTTTTAGCGGCTATAGCGGGTCAGGAATTTCAGGGTACTCGGGCTATAGCGGGTCAGGAACGTCTGGTTGGTCAGGCTATTCAGGGGCGCAAGGGACGTCAGGGTTTAGTGGCTGGTCGGGTCAAGTAGGGGCGTCAGGGACGTCAGGTTGGTCGGGCTATAGCGGTTCAGGTATATCTGGCTATTCAGGTTTTAGTGGGTCTGGAGCCAGTGGTTGGTCGGGCATTTCTGGCTGGTCAGGTTTCAGCGGGATTTCGGGCTGGTCGGGCCAAGTGGGAACGTCAGGCACGTCAGGCTGGTCTGGTTTTAGCGGGGCAGTTGGGGCGTCAGGTACGTCAGGTTGGTCGGGCTTCAGCGGGATCAGTGGCTATAGCGGATCAGGAATTTCAGGGTACTCGGGTTTTAGCGGGTACTCGGGCCAGCAAGGGACATCGATCAACATCAAAGGCACAGTGGCCACACCAGCCAATTTGCCAGCGACAGGCAACAATGTCAATGATGCATACATTGTTTCATCCAATGGCGATTTGTACGTTTGGAGTGGAACGACTTGGAACAATGTTGGCCAAATAGTTGGCCCAGCTGGCCAGTCGGGGACGTCAGGTTTTAGCGGTTATAGCGGGACGTCAGGTTTTAGCGGTTATAGTGGGTCAGGTATATCAGGCTGGTCGGGCTATAGTGGTTCAGGCGTGTCTGGTTGGTCAGGTTTTAGCGGGACGTCTGGTTGGTCTGGCCAAGTGGGGGCGTCTGGGGCGTCAGGTTGGTCTGGCATTTCTGGCTGGTCTGGCTTTAGCGGTTATAGTGGGTCAGGTGTGTCTGGTTGGTCGGGTTTTAGTGGCTATAGCGGGTCAGGCGTGTCTGGTTGGTCAGGCTATTCTGGGGCGCAAGGGACATCAGGTTATAGTGGGATTTCGGGCTGGTCGGGCCAAGTGGGGGCGTCAGGGACGTCAGGTTATAGTGGCTATAGCGGGTCAGGGATCAGTGGCTATAGTGGCTATTCAGGCTCTGGAACGTCTGGTTGGTCAGGCTATTCAGGGGCGCAAGGGACGTCAGGTTTTAGCGGTTGGTCGGGCATTTCGGGCTGGTCAGGTTTTAGTGGCCAAAATGGTGGTGGTGGTGTTCAAGGCTTTTATGGCTCTTTCTATGACACTACCAATCAAACTGCAGCCAGCACAACTGCAGCATATTTGATCAACATTGGCAGCAGCTTTGAGGCCAATGGCGTTTCAATTGTCAGTGGCAACAGAATTACGTTTGCAAATGCTGGTACATACAATATTCAATATTCCATTCAATTTTCAAACTCTGATGCAAATTCAGACAATGTTGATGTTTGGTTGAGAAAAAATGGGACTGATGTTGCTGAATCAAACAGTGTGTACAACGTGCCTGGTACTGCCCATGGCGGAGCTGGTAATTTAATTGCGGCCATTAATTATGTTTTGACAGTTGCAGCTGGTGATTATTTGCAATTGGCTTGGGCGGTTTCAGCCACAACAATTTCAATTGAAACAATTTCAGCTCAAACTGGTCCAACAGTTCCAGCCACACCAGGCGTGATCGTCACGGCCCAGCAAGTGATGTATACCCAATCAGGGTATTCTGGGATTTCGGGCTGGTCAGGTTTTAGCGGGATTTCGGGCTGGTCAGGGACGTCAGGCTATAGTGGCTCTGGGGTCAGTGGATATAGCGGGTACTCTGGCTCTGGCGTGTCTGGTTGGTCAGGTTTTAGCGGGTACTCTGGCCAAAATGGGGCGCAAGGGGCGTCAGGTTATAGCGGTTTCAGTGGGTCTGGTGTAAGCGGGTACTCTGGATTTAGCGGGTATAGCGGGTCTGGTGTAAGCGGATACTCTGGATTTTCAGGGTATAGCGGGTCTGGAATCAGTGGATACTCTGGATTTTCTGGGTACAGTGGCTCTGGAATAAGCGGATACTCTGGATTTTCTGGGTCAGGTATATCAGGATACTCAGGATTTAGTGGTATATCAGGATATTCAGGATCAAGTTCATCAGGCAATGGAGGAGCAACCAATAGCACAAGTGTTTCTTCAAATATTACTTTGACCAACGCATCAAATAGAGTGCAAAGAATATCCACCACAGTATTTGACATCATTGTTTCATTGCCCAATGCAACAACAATAACATCAACTGGTGGGCCAGTATTCATTATCACAAACGATGGTTCAAACGCATTTGAAATTAGGGATAATGCAGGTACAACTTTAGTAGTTGTTGCTTCAAATCAGACTGCATTGGTAAATCTAATTTCCAATAGTTCAGCTGCTGGAACATGGTCGATTGCTAATGGATCAACTTATGCTACTGCATTAGCAAATATTTTATATGGATCATCTTCTAGTCCATCAATTGATTGGAATAACTATACTGCTGTAATTAACCTTTCATCAACAGTTTCTATAGTTACATGGCAATCAAATACAGGAAATTACCCTTATGCTTCAGTAATGACCAATTCAAGTGGTGCAATTTCTTTTGGAACACCTTTACAACTTAGTACCAATACTTGTAATAACACATCAATTACTGCGCTTACATCAACAACAGCAGTTGTTTCATGGGTTGACACTTCAACTAGTGTAGCTAGGTATGCAGTTCTTACAGTTAGTGGAACAAGTTTATCTTTAGGAACAGTTTATAGCACAGGATCATCTGTAAGAAATGTTTCAATAATTACTCTTTCATCAACTAAAGCATTGTTAGGATATAACAATAATGATGGATATTCAGGTGTTTTGACAATTAGTGGAACAACCATTTCAGCAGGTACTTTTAATAACCTTGGTCAATCATTGAATGGAAATCAATTTGGTTTAGCTCCATTGTCATCAAGTTATGCTGTTATGTATTGGCAATACGGTGGTGGCGGTGGATATCTTGCAAATGCAACTTTAGTCAATATATCTGGAACAAGTATTAGTTATTCAAGTACGATTGCTGTAACTACAAGTCCAAATAATATTTATACAAATGGAGGATGTGCTTTAACATCATCCACTGTTTTATTGACATGGACATTAGGTAACGGAAATTACTATGGCGCAGTAGTAACTCAATCAGGAAGTTCTATTAGTTTGGGAACTGTTTATACATTGGCAACCAATTCTCAAATTCAAGTTAATGATAATTGTCTTATTGTTACTGGAATATCTTCTACATCAGCAAATATTAATGGATATCAAACAATAAATAATGTTCAAGTTCCAATTTTTATACCATTAACAATTTCAGGAACAACAATAACTGCTGGACAAAAAGTTCAAGTAGGAAGTAATGTTATAGGTAATTGTGGGCCAGTTTTAGCATATTATTCAGGTGCAACTTACCCAAATGTAGTTGTTTATGGTGGTTCAAATACCTTGTATGCAAATACATATTTGCTATACAACAATGGTAATGTTTACATTTAAGGAATAATCTATGCTTATTGAACAAATTTGTGCATATTTATTGTCAATCAATAAAGACCCAAAATTGGGGGGATATGTTGTTGCTCAAACTGGTGATCAACCTGAAGTAATTGATTTTTGGGATGTTAATCTTTTAGGAACACAACCTACTCAAGATCAATTGAATTCTGTTTATACTGCTTATCAAACTCAATTAACTAATGAAGCACAAGCAGCTGCAGAAGCAAAATCATCAGCTATTGCAAAACTAATTACTTTGGGTTTAACTGAGGATGAAATTAAAGCATTATTAAAATAAGGTAAAACATGACAATACAAAATAAAACATGGGAGCAAATGCTTTTGATCAATGAGCTGAATTTTGCCAAGCAGCACAATCTAGATTACTATCGATGGAAACTCACAAACAATTATGAACGTGCAGTTTTTCTGAAAGGCGATCCAGTTTATCCTCGAGAGGCCACACGATATATGTGGGCCAATCGTAATTTGCGTGGCAAAAAGATTTTAGAAATTGGTTGCAGCACTGGATTTGGCACTCAATTTTTACCCAATGATATCGAGTATTTGGGTTTGGATTATGACCCAATCATCATCGATGTGGCTCAAGATCAGCACTGGGGTGAAACCATAAAATTTTCATGCGCAGACATCAATGAAATCCAGCTGGCACAATTTGACACCATCATTGCTTTTGAAGTGATCGAGCATTTGGACAATGGGCTGCACATTGTGGAAAAGCTGAAAAAGCATTGCAATCGATTATTGATCACAGTGCCATGGAATGAGCCACCAGGCTTTTGGGGCGAACACCACAAATTGCATGGCCTCAATGAAACCAATTTTTTTGATTTTGATGTTGAATACATTAGTGAGCATGGTGCAATCACACCAGAGCCAAGATCAATCACTGAACACAATCGATTTAATTTGATGATTCTGAGGTGGGATCGTGGATAAGGTTTTATGCAGCATTGGCACTCGAGGCCGATATGACACAACGCTGCCATTGGCTTTGGCTGCCATCATCAATCAGACAAAAATGCCAGACAAAATGGTCATTTTTGATGACAATGAAAATCCAAGGGATGTCAGAAATGAACTGATTTATAAAAATTTGTTTCAAATGATGGACATCAAAGGCATCGAATGGGAATGGAGGTTTGCTGCTAAAAAGGGCACGCACCACAACCACCAGGCGGCCAACACAATGGGATATAAATGGGTTTGGCGCATGGATGATGATGCCATCCCAGAGGCCAATGTGCTGCATGAATTGTTCAGCTGGACGCTGCATGATCCCAATTTGGGCGCAGTTGGTGGATCAATATTGACACCACCATTGCAGTTTGAGGAATCATTTCCAACGGCCACCATGGCCAACATCGATGCAGAGCCAAACATCCAATGGAAATATATTCACAAACGCAAAAAGGTCGAGCATTTGCATTGC